CTGGGCCACCCGGAGTACCAGGAAGGGCATCACCAGGCTTCTCAGGCACTGGTTTTTTAGGATCTAGCGCACGCAGTTCCGTTAACGTCAGTTTGCCGAGCTGTTCTTCTTCCTTCTTCAGAATAGCATCCTGTATCTGTTCACTTCTTACATTGGCCATTTCATTTTCTTTATTCAGCCCAAGGCTGCGATAAACAGTTTCAGTAGAGACTTTCTTCTTATCAATTAATCCAAGGATATGGTTAAGATAATTGTCAAGATCATAGAGTGTCATATGATTCCACTCTACCTGTGGAACTATGAGTCTTTTAATCCCACCTTCTGGCTTATAGAAACCTTGTACTTCACTAATTGGAGCAAAGATCTTCTGTTCCAACCAATTTGACATCAACGTTCTGAAATTATTATAACGTTGGCGCATAACGTCTAGAGCCACTGATGCGGACGCATAGGTAGCTCCCTCCTGCGTGATAACAGCTTTAGGTACCATGAGTCCCATAAGGATGTTGTCAATAATCATTTGGAAGTCAGCAGCTGTATCCATTACAGTACCATTGTAGCCAATTCTCTCAATACTCACTGCATCATGAGTAACCAGCTTGAAGTCCTTATCATACTGAGCTTGTTCTAAAATATTTCTATATGCATCAAGCTCATCTCCAGTAGGATAGTGACCATCCGGGTTACTAGAACCAACCTTCACTAATGTGAGTGGATTAATCATACCATCCGCTTGAACAAATTTACTTTCACGTAATTTATCATAAAGCATAAGATCTTTCCAAACTGACACTATTAAAGAGGTTCCTCTAACATCATATGGAGAGCTAAGGTTTTTCAAATGACTTATATTAAAGCTATCCAGCGGAATGTGTTCGTTATTAAGCACATGTGAAACTATTCTAGGATCTAGTGACTCTCTAATTCTAACGTGAGATGGCTCATTGCTCGTTATAATCCTTGTTAATTCAGGATCTGGTCTCAACGATATTGTCACAACTCCAGGGATAGGCGAGGCTTTAACAGATATGAAGTCGGGATTGTGAAGATAAATTTTATCCCAAGATCCAATTGACTCGTCAAAATCAGAATAAACGAAACAATTATGAACCGCTATTCCGTTAGCCACGTAGGAGTGATCATCTTCGACCTCTAAATCGTACATGTACTCATCTTTAAAAGTATCTGTAATTTCCTCTATTTTGGTAATATTAGTCACCTGCCAAGAATCCTGTATGGCAGTTATCGGAGAGCACCATTTCGATTTGGAAAGTTTATCACCCTTGTCAGATTTAAGCTTTCCTTTGAATAGTTCGTAAGCTTCGTTCGCCACCAATCTGATGCGATTTTCGTAATTTCCAGTTGGAACACTGCCGACTTTGCTCTTTACCTTTGAAATGGACGGCCTAGCACCCGCACGTCGCAACATCATCATAAACTGATTAGCTAGACTTTGTGAGGACGTACTTATTATAACATGTCCGTTTTGTTGATCTACGCAACCATCTCCGTCTACAAACCCTGCAAGTAATTGGAGTTGCTTGGCAGGAGGGAGATTCATCACAGTTTCACTAAGAGTTTTTTCTTTACTATATTCTCCACAATGTTCGTAGAAAAAACTAGCCAAGGAACAACCTTCAGCTAGCCACTGCCCCATCAGATAACTAAATTCATCTGTGAATCTGTCATCATCAATCTCCTCATCCCTATTGAATGGTGCGTATACCATATCACCTTTGCTCATATTTTCAGTCAATTCGAAATCAGGCGTATAGTTATTTTGAAAACCTACCTTCCCACAATTACTACATTTTGTCTTTCCAGGTAATATTCTCATGCCCTTCGCTCGACATGATGGGGTTTCGCATATGAAATTCTTGCGGTTGGAAGATAGGATTGGATGGCTGCCACTGATTATCAGAGGGTCTGCCAAGCCATTGATAGTTACCTTGTAAATCTTGCCGCCATTTGCTTTAATGTCTTTAGTCGGCTTCACAAATCTGTCAATTACTTTTTTCTTAGATCCAGTGTGGGTTAACACTGTGTCTCCAATTTCAACATCGCATATCATCTTGACACTTCCGTCAGATAAAGTCGTGTAACTTCGGGCACTTACGGCCTCACCCAATTTCCAAAATTCTAACGCAGCGTGTTGAACTACAGTTTCCAGTCCAACTCGCTCTATCATATCTTGAAAGAATTGCTCAACCTTTTTATCTTCGCACTTTATGCTCATTTTGCTAATCGGATACGTAGCATGAAGATTTATAGCATTACGCACCATTGGGTTGGTTTCGTAATAAGCTCTATTCCAGGAATTTGCGGTTAAAATATCTCTTGGAAGTTGCATGTTCTGAGTAAGATAGAACGGACTATACAGCTCAGGTGCTATGTGTACAGTATTGCCACTGTGACTAAGTCCCTGAGTTCCACTTATTGCATTTTTTATAAGGTTAGGTCCCTTTGAAGCCCTCTTTAAACGAGTGTCTTCTCTCACAATTACTGGACCTGTTGCCTTAAAACGACCATTGCTTGAATCCCTACGATCCAACACACTTTGAACATATTCTGCTCTTTCACTGCTAACTTGACTCAAAGAGTTTTTAGTTAAGCCTTCTTGATGCAACATCCTATCACCAATGGCAGCAGTACTGTGTGAAACACCAGCCTGATACGCTTCTGGCAGCCCAGTTTTATTTTTAGACCGATTGTAATACATCTTGTCTAAAGGGTTATGAAGAGAGTCAACATCAGCGCTTTCCCATTTACTATATGCTTCCATTTTATCCTTTTATTCCCGGAGCGTGTGCTAACAAGGGCATCGGAAAAGTACTCTTTGGTATAAGAGCATTTCTAGTAGTGAATCCACCAGTTGCAATAAATTTATAAGCAACAAGGGCATACAAAATAGACATAAGTCCATCATTGGGTCCAGAACCTTTTACATATCTTTTCACATAATTATCTGAACGCATTATCATTTTACTTTCCATCGAAGTACAATGTTGCATCAACCATAATAAGTGATCCCAACTAGTTCCCTTTACAGGAAACTTTAGCTTGCCGGACCTAACTAAATTAAATATTTCCTCAACCATTAAATCTTTATTTAGAACTACTTTTGTTTGCTTCGGATCAAAGCTAAGCATCTTACCTAGGGTCCCACTGTTATGACAGGCTAACAGTTTACTTTTCCAATTCATGTCAACCTGAAAATGTTCAACAATATCTCTACCGTGATAATAGTCAGCGGCCCCATTTTTTATCTTATATCTTTCATACAATTCTTCAACAACCCGGATTCTATGAGCTGGGTTGTTTTTTCTAAGTCTAAATGCATTCTCTACTGTAAATACACCCTTATGATCGCATGACAATACACACATAGCAGTATAAGACTGCCCTCTGGCATTGTCCTCATCTGAACCTAATGATTTATCACCCCAATCTATACCAAGTGTATAGACTTTATTTGATTCATCTTTAGTACCTCTTGAAACACCTCTGGATAAATCTAAAGCATTATGAACTATATCTTCCATAGTCAGAGGAAGACCTCCGGAACTAAAGAATTCTCCAAGTGTTTCATTTCTCCAGGCTCTTTCTGAACGGTTAGGATTAACATTTGGATCGTAATCTTCCACCATCTCTTTTGTAAAGCGAGGATCTAGTATAATATTGATATGAAAACCAGTATATCTGGCAGTTTCAGAGTTTCTTGTAGCAGTCCATTTACCAGCGTCAATAGCAAGTCTTTTGTCCTGGTGAGTTCCACAATGCGGACACTTAAGTGTAAACCCTTCAACCCAAACATCTTTCCAGGTATCCTTACCATACTCATATATGAAGAAATGCTCCTTGCAACCCGAACATTTTGGCTGAAAGAACCTTTGATCTGAGTCTTGCCATATTTTCCAAAATTTTGAACCAGACTCCTTAGGTGTTCCAAAAAACATTTGAACACCCTGAGTGGGCTTGCCATACTGAGCTGCAGTGAGAATTCTCAAAGCGTTTTCTACTGCAGACTCTTGCATATCCTGGCAATTGTGGAGTGTTATCCCTCCTAAATTTGAACTTCCAAGACCAGATGTGGCTATGAAGTTATGATTATCTTCGACCTCAATGTCGTAGACCACTGCTTCTTTAACATTATGTCTTACGCGATCTACGCACGTAAAGGCATAATCAAACTCGGAGCTATCCCATTCATAAGAATTCGAGATTATAGATGGATCTATTTTATATCTAAGCTGATCATGAACATATGGACTTATGGTCTCACTTAGTTTAACGTATCCACGCTTACTGATCATAATGTAATAATAACCACTGTATAACTTGTACTTACAATCTATTCCAAATGACTGTAATTTCTCTACAATTCTCTTTTGACTATCTTCGTCAAATGAACACGTAGAGATGCGCGCCCCTTGGTGGTTTTTAGACTGTACGCTTCCATCGTCCATAAACCATATAGCCAAACCTCTGGCATCCAACTCATCCAACACCCACTGAGGACAGTAGCTTTTGTTTTTTGGAAACTCCCTGTTGATTCCGAAAGATTTGGTGCAAAATGTAATAGCCGGTTTTTGAGAGTAAC